TAGAGATATGTCATTTAATAGAAATCCTATTGCAATGGCTAAAGCATTAGATAATTTTTCTACAAATAAAGAATATGAAAAACATGTTATTGAAGTTATATATAAATTAAGAAATGATAAATAACTATAAAGTAATAGATAATTTTTTACCTAAAGAAAATTTTTTAAAAATAAAAAATGTTTTAATGGGAAAAGAATTCCCTTGGTTTTATTTACCTGATATTTCTCATAAAGATGTTATTAGTAATGGTCCTATGTTTTATATGCAACATTTGTTTTATAAACATGAGCCAAATAGTTCTTTTTTTGAATTAATAAGAACTAACTTATTAGATTTTATTGATATTAAAGCTTTAATAAGAGTAAAAGCTAATTTGTATCCAAATCAAAACATTAAGAAATTAAACGAACCACATACTGATTTTAATTATTCCCATAAAGGAGCTATTTTTTCAATCAATACAAATAATGGAGGAACTTTACTTAAAGACGGAACTAAAATAGATTCTATTGAAAATAGAATATTATTTTTTGATCCTTCGGAAGAACACGACTCTGAAAATTGTACAGATCAAAAAATAAGAGTTAATATAAATATTAATTATTTTTAATATGTTTTTAAGTAAAAGTTTTACATTAAACGAATTAACAAAGTCTCAAGAAGCAACTAGACTTGGAATAGACAATACTCCAGGAGAAGAACAAATACAAAATCTTAAAATACTTTGTGAAAACATATTACAACCAATAAGAGATTTTTATGGAATGCCAGTATCCGTGAGCTCTGGTTATAGATCCGCAGCACTTTGTGAAGCTGTAGGTTCTTCATCAAAGAGTCAACATACTAAGGGGCAAGCGGCAGATTTTGAAATATTTGGTATACCTAATAAAGAACTAGCTGATTTTATCGTTTCAAACTTAGATTATGATCAATGTATTCTTGAGTTCTGGAATGAAAATGAGCCTAATAGTGGTTGGGTACATTGCAGTTATTCAACAAATGGCAACAGAAAACAATATTTAAAAGCTGTGAAAGAAAATGGAAAAGTAATTTACTCTTCTATGGTTTAATTATTAATTTTGAGATTTCAGGAAGCCACGCATATTTTAAATTAGATTTTTCCATCATAAATTTTAAATCATGTAAGTTTTCCACTAATGGATATCCAGATAAATTTAAAGAAGTATTTATTAAAAAAGGTATTTTTGTCATTTCAAAAAATTGTTTTAATAATAGGTAATAGTTTTTATTATTTATATAATTAACGGCTTGTAATCTACAAGTATTATTAGGCGCTAAAACATTTTTTAAAATTTCTTTTTTAGATTGAAGAGCTTCATAAACATAAAGCATATAGTAAGGAGATTTAGAAGCATCTTTAATAAAATAGTTATCTAATTCTTCTTCTAAAATAGAACAAGCAAATGGTCTATACCATTCTCTATTTTTAACTTTTTTTAAAATATCTAAAGAATTTTCAAAAGTAGCATTCATTAATAAGCTTCTATTTCCTAATCCTCTTTGCCCTTGTTCCGATCTTCCTTGAAATATAGCAACTGGTTCTAATTTTAAAATTTGTGATACTTCATTAACATCACTGTCTTTAACTATAAATTTATTAAAAATATCTAATTCATATTTAGGATCAAATCCTAAGTATAGAGTATTAGTTTTGTTTAAATTAAAATTTGTTGCTTCATACATTGCACCTAACGATATTCCTTGATCACTACAGAATGGATCAACAAAAAATTGCTTTTGCAAAGCTTTAGATAGATAAGAATTAATTAGAATATTTTGAGCAACTCCTCCAGTAAATCCAATTGTTTTTCCTCCAGAGTGTTTTAATATTTGTTCTAAAATTTTTCTTTCACATATTTTTTGAAAGGTAGCTACAAAAGCCATTCCAAGTGTATTGTCTGGATGTATAGAAGCATTTTCTATAAATTTATTAGTGTAGTTAAAATTTTCATTTTTTCTAAATTCATTTTTAAATATGTTTAGATTAAAATTATTTTTATATAATATTTCGTTTTCTAAACGATCGTTTGGTTGTTTAATAGTTGAATAAGCCATTAGTTTATTCTCGTCATGAGTATTAAGTCCAAACTCCCTTGCCATTCTATGATAAGCTAAACCAACACCATAGTTTAATGGAGAAAAACTAAAGTTATATTTATCGATCTTTATTGGAATATCTGTATAATAATAAGTAAATTTTTTTTGTTTATTATTAACAAAAGAAAATGTCTCACTTCCATAATATCCTTCAATATTATGAGTAGATCCGTTTTGATCACTTACAAAAATATCTTCTATTTCTGAGTTATAAAAATAAGATAAACAATAAGCATGATGCAAATGATGTGTTTGGTTATTAAACGATAATATAAAATTATTTTCTGTAGGAAGTAGTTTTTTTATTTCAATAATATTTAACCATTGATCTACACAATGATCATCTAAATGAGTTATTATAATTTTATTAAATTTAATATTTAACTCATTTATTTTTTGTATTATTTCAAAACTTGGAATAGGGTATCTTTTAAATTTTGAAAACCTATCTATTTGAGAATGGACTATTAAATCGTTATTACTAGATATTGTAATAGCACCATCATGACTTGCATGTATAGTTAAAATATTCATATTGATCTTTATTAATTAATATTATATAAAATAAAAATGGCTATTATTCAAGACTTATTTAGTGTACCTATTTTAAGAACTATTTTAAATTTAAATTTAAATAGTATTAAAAATTTTTGCGATACTTTAAAAAACTCACACCATGGAAGGCAAAAAAGCAATATGGGTGGATGGCAAAGTTTTGATTTTGTAGATAAAATTGAAAATGTGTCTTCTTTAAAAGATGCTATATTATTAAGAATTAAAGAATTAGCCTCTATATATAATTTTAAAAAAGATATTAAATTTAAAATTGGAAGTATTTGGGTAAATTATAATTATAAAAATAATTATAACATGAAACATATTCACCCAGACTGCATTTTTTCAGGAGTATTTTATTTAGAATGTGATGAACTTAATCCAGCAAAAATAACTTTCTTTCATCCAGCTTACGATCTATTAGGATACGATTGGCATGAACATTTATACGAAGGATTTACAGAAAAAAATTCTCCTTTATGGTTTTTTAACCCAGAGCCAAACCAGTTAATATTGTTCCCTAGTTGGTTGCAGCATCAAGTTGATTACAACCCTTCTGACAAAGTAAGGATATCAATTAGTTTTAATATAGTACAGGAAAAATAAGCAATACTTGAAGGCTTAGTTAATAAATGGTAAAATCTTTTATTCACTAATAGGCTAAAAATGGCAATATCTAGAGCACAGTTACCAAAAGAAATGGATGGCAAGTTACGTGGTGCGCGAAAAGCGAAAAACGGACTTTGGGCAAATATTAATCGTAGAAAAAGATTAGGCATAAGTAGACCTAAATCTAAATCAACTATCTCTAAAGAAGCTTATGCTAATATGAAAAAAGGATTTCCTAAAAAGAAAGCTAAAGACGGAGACATAATCGAGAAACAAGGTCCTATGGAAAAAGAAGGATATGCTATTGAACCACAAGTAAGAGGTTCTACTTCTTTTGATCAAAATATTGAAAAGCAAACAAAAGGAGCAAGTTTATATTTACATACACCTGGTTATGGAAGAGTAGGTGTTCATTACGATAAAGATACAGATAGATATTTAGATAGTTCTAAAGTAGATACAAAAAGAAAAGGAGTAAGTTATGATATTCAAAAAGATATTGGACCAGGAACACTTACTGCATCTACTTCTATGGGAACATCTGAAAATGAATATAGAAAAGGTAAAACTAAACAAGGAATGGTTTCTTATACAGTACCACTTGGTAAAGCAAAAGGTGGATCAGTTAGAGGAGCTAGAAAAGAATTAAGAGGAACTAAATTTAAAGGTATTTTTTAATGTCTGACGATAAAGAAACAGAAATTCAAAAAATGAAAAGACTGGGTACTAAAGAATACATCAGACAACTTAATGAAGCTAAGTCTAAAATGAAACAAGAAAAAGATTTTAATAAAACTGGGCAATATTCTTTTAAATTAGATCCAGAAACTAATAAAAAAGGTGGAGTAATTAAAAAGAAAGTTAATAAAATGTTAGCTGGAGGATTGCCAGATCCTAGCATGATTGTATCAACTATATCTACAGCTACACCACAAGATTATGTAAATTATAAAACAAATACTACTGGACAATCTTCTGCTCAACCAGATGAAGCTACTGGTTATAAAGCAGTTAAATTTGAAACAAAAGCACCAGAAAAAGTAGAGGAAAAAAGTAAAGGTGGATTAGTTTATACTAAACCTTTTCAAAAAAAATATTATGGAGGTCTTATATAAATGACTACATCTGGAACAACTACATTTGATTTATCTATTGATGAAGTTATTGAAGAATCCTATGAAAGAGTAGGTATTAGAACTAATTCTGGATATGATCTTAAATCAGCTAGAAGAAGTTTAAATATATTATTTTCAGAATGGGGTAATAGAGGAGTTCATTTATGGAGAGTAAAGTTATATGAACAAGCTTTAACAACAGGAACTGCTACTTATACCACTCCATCTGATTGTAGTGATGTTTTAGAAGCTTATGTTTCTAGTTCTGCTGGAGCTCCAGGAGAATCTACAAACGATCTATCATTAACTAAAATAGATAGATCTACTTACGCATCATTGCCTAATAAAGGACAAACTGGTCAGCCATCACAATATTATGTTAATAGACAAGTGCAACCTACAATTACTTTATATCAAGTACCAGATAGAATTCAGTATATTAGTTTAAAATATTATTACATTGCTAGAATTGAAGATGCTGGGGCATATACAAATAATGCAAATCTTCCATATAGATTTATACCATGTATGGTATCAGGACTTGCTTATTATTTAGCACAAAAGAAAATGCCAGAAAAAGTAGATATGTTAAAACTAGCTTATGAAGATGAAATGCAGAGAGCATTAAACGAAGATAGTCAAAGAACTAGTTTATACATTACACCACAAGTATATTTTCCAAGAGGTTGGTAGATGCCTGTATTTTCTAAAGGTAAAAGATCAATGGCAATATCTGATCGTTCAGGTATGCAATTTCCATATGTTGAAATGGTTAGAGAATGGAATGGCTCATGGGTACATTTTTCTGAATATGAACCAAAACAACCTCAATTAGAATTAAAATCACCAGGTGGCGATGCACAGGCCCTACAATTTGCTAGACCAGATGTTAGACCTGGAGGTGGTTGTGATGTATTATTAGATTTATACTATTGGCCAGGACAATATACTTCAAATGGTATGCAGCCAGGAATTAGTGGGGATATTATAAATGCCAATAGACAAGCAAATATATTTTTAGGAAAAGTAACTATAGCTATAACATAATATGACATATTCAGAATTAGTAACTAAAATTAGAAATTATACTGAAGTAGGATCTGAAGTATTAACATCTTCTGTAATAGATGGATTTATAAGAGATGCAGAACTTAGAATATTTAGAGAAACAGATGCTGATTATTCTAGAGAATATGCAACCTCTTCTTTTATGGCAAATAATAAATACTTAGCTTTACCTAATACTAATGTTTCATCTGGGACATCTACATCTAGAATAGCTTTAGTAGTTAGATCAGTAGTTGCAACAAATGGTTCTGGATCACAAGTATCATTAGAACCAAGAGATGACACATTTATAACAGAATATAATTCATCTGGAGAAGCAGGTTTTCCTAAATATTATTCAATGTTTAGAGAAAATTCTATTCAAGTAGCTCCAATACCAGCAAGTACTTATACAGTTACTTTAGATTATGTATATACACCTGATAATTTAAGTTCAACAAATACAACTACTTATATTAGTTTAAATGCTCCAGAATTATTATTATATGCTTGCCTAGTAGAAGCATATGCTTATTTAAAAGGACCTATGGATATGTACAAACTATACTTAGACAAGTATAATAGTGCATTACAAGGATTTGCGTTAGAACAAACTGGTAGAAGACGCAGAGACGAATTTCAGGATGGATCGTTACGAATCAAAGTACCGTCCCCATCCCCATAATAACTATAAGGAGTACAATATATGGCAATAACACAGGCAGTGTGCAACACATTCAAGTCAGAACTTTTAGGTGCTGTGCATGATTTCGATTCAGGTTCAGGACAAGTTTTTAAATTAGCGCTTTACACATCAGCAGCTAACTTATCAGCAGCAACTACAAATTATGTAGTTTCTGGTCAAGTTGCAGATACAGGAACATATGTAGCAGGTGGTGGAGCATTACAAAATCAACAAGTATCTCTTGATACTAGTGTTGGTATTGTTACATTCGCAGATTTATCTTTTACAGGAGTTACATTAACTGCAAGAGGAGCATTAATTTATAACACATCAGCTTCTAACAAAGCAGTTTGCGTATTAGATTTTGGTGCTGACAAAACTGCGACTTCAGGAACATTTACAATTCAATTTCCAGCATTTACAAGTTCATCAGCTATATTAAGAATCGCTTAATTTAAGGAGGGCCAAGTGGCAGATATAAAAAATATAATATCACCACTTGGCTTTGCCATTTTAGGAGAAATCTATTATGGCAAATAGTTGGGGTGAACTTAATTGGGGAGATGGTTTTTACGGACTACAAAATGACGGTGGTGTAGTTCTATCAGGATTAAATTTATCTATAACGCAAGGAGATCCTTATTCAGGAGAAAATAATGGATGGGGACAATTTACTTGGGGATTTAATGAGTGGGGAGATTTAACAAATCCTAATGTAGATGTAACAGGTATTCAATTAAATATATCTACTGGAAATGAAGAAGCTTACACAGACGTTACATTTACTTTATCTACAAATTTAATTAATACAACAGTAGGCACAGCAGTAGCTGGAGCAAGCGCTGAAGTATTTCCATTTGGAGTTTTAATTACATCAGTTGTTAATTCTGTATTTGCTGGAGAAGTTGTTGCTGTAGCAGTTACGACTCCTGGAACAGCTACTACGTGGGGACAATATGCGTGGGGAGAAGCAGCTTGGGGACAAATTAGTGGAACTATTGCACAAACTGGTGATGAAAATATTAGTATTGATAGTGTTATAAGTTTATCTACTAACTTATTAAATACAACTATTGGAACACTTTCTATCAAAGCAGATGCAAATGTTAATGCAAGTACTAATTTATTAAATACAACTATTAATTCATTAGTTGTTATACCAAATACAATAGTAGATTTAACTTCTCCTGGTGATTTACCTTGGGGTTCTGAAGCTTGGGGTTATGGAACTTGGGGTAATATTGGTGGATTAGATATTATTTTAGGAACAGATACAGTAGCTGTTCCAGGCGTAGAAGTCCAAGTTGTTGGTCAACAATTAAACACAACAATTGGAGTATTGTCCATTACAGGAACTGCAAATGTGCCAGTATCTAATGTATCAGCTAATATAATTTTAGGCGAAGAATTTGCATATACAGATGTAACAGCTATGCCAAGTGGTGTATTAATTACTTCAGTTGTTAATACAGTATATGCCTATGCTGAAACAATAGTATCCCCTACAGGTGTGCAAATGACTACTTATGCTGGTAATTTATTTATTAATGCTTGGGCTGTAGTAGATATTGGTATTACTAATAACTGGGCTGTGGTTGACATAGCGGCTTAATGAAACTAAAATTATACCATATTATTAAAATTTAATAAGGAATTCTTATGGCATCATCTTATTCTACAGACCTCAAACTTGAGTTGATGGTAACAGGGGAAAACTCTGGTACATGGGGCGATAAAACAAATACAAATTTAAATTTATTACAACAAGCTATTGCAGGTTATCAAGCAATTGCTCTTACATCTACAAATACAACATTAGCAATGACTAATGCTACTATTTCTGATGCAAGAAACGCTGTTATAAAATTTACTGGAACTCTTTCTGCTAATTCTACAGTATATGTACAATCAGGAATTGAAAAAACATATATTATTGATAATGCAACATCAGGTGCATATACACTTGCTTTAAATCAAGTTGGTGGTTCTTCTGTAATTTGGTCATCAACAGATAAAAGCACTAAGTTAGTGTATTTAGATGGCACAAATCCTACAGATATTAATGCTGATTTATCTACAATACAATTACCAAATCAAAACGAAGTAAGATTTGGAGATGCAGATAATTCTAATTATGTTGCTTTAAAAGCAGGTTCAACAATTGCTTCAAATTTAACACTTACGCTTCCTACCGCTGATGGTACGAATGGACAAGCAATATTAACAAATGGTTCTGGAACTTTAAGTTTTGGAGCAGCAGGTATAGGTGCTGGTAAAGCTATTGCTTTCGCACTTGTTTTCGGTTAAAATAAAAAAGGAGTAAATAAATATGGCAAATCCAAATATAGTAAACGTAACAGCGATATATGGTGTAACAACTATTGGAGCTCTTACTACTACTTTAACAACAGTATTACTTTCAAATGCTGCATCTTCAGGTGCTGTAAATAAAGTTGAAGGTATTTTAATTTCAAACGTTAACGCAACACTAAATGCTAGCGTTACAATTTCTATAGCTCCTACAGCTGGTGGAACAGGAACTTCTAGAGCAATTGCTTCTACAATAAACGTTCCAGCTTTATCGAGCTTACAACTTATAGATAAAAATGGTACTTTTTATCTAAACGAAAACACATCTATTATTGGTGGTGCAAGCACTACTCCAATCCTAGAATACGTTATAAGTTACGAAAACATAAGTTAGGAGTTTTTTAGTATGGCTTTTTTTGCTGAACTAAACGCTCAAAATAAAGTATTAAGAGTCATGGTTGTTGGTGACGAGCATGTTGCTTATCCAAAAGATCCAGCAGCTGAACAATGGTGTTTAGATAATTTTAAACCAGATCCAAATATATCATTAGAAAATGGAGTGTATCCAGGAGTAAAATGGAAACAAACATTTCAAAATGGAATTAGAGGAGCATATGCTGGTGCTGGTTGGACATATTTAGAAGCAGAAGATAGATTCGTAGCACCTAAACCATTTCCTTCATGGATTGTAGATAGTAATTTTGGATGGCAACCTCCAATAGCATATCCAATAGTAGATGACTTAGGAAATGCTTTACCTAGAGGTGCTTTTTATCCAGATAGTTTATTTATTGATTGGAATGAAGATTTAATGACATACATAGGATCTAGAAAACAAGGAGCATCCGTGATATATAAGAAATGGAATTCTACTAATAAGAATTGGGAAAATAAATAATGACACAAGGTTTTTTATATCCAGGATTTGATAGTTTAAATACAAGTGGTCAGCTTACTACTACTCAAAATAATGGAGGAATTTTTGTAGGAACTGCTCCAGTTATTTCTCAAAATCCATTAGTTTCAGCATATACATCACCAGGATCTTTTACACGTTCACCTAAAAATATAGGAAACGTTGGAGATGTGGTTGTTTGTGCAGGAGGTGGAGGAGCTTCAGTTCAAGGAGGTGGAGGTGGAGCAGGTGGAGTTAATTTTTCTCCAAACTATCCTTTACCAGCATCTGCAATACCTTTTAGTATTGGTGGAGGAGGCGGAGGAGCAGGAAATGGCGGATTTGGATCTACAGGAGGAGGATCTTCTTTTGGTCCGATAAGTGTTTCTGGAGGTGGTGGTAGTGGAAGAGTTCAACCTAATTACATTGGTGGTGGAGATGGTCAACCAGGAGGATCTGGTGGTGGTGGAGGATGTGGTTCATCAAGTCCATCAAGAAATACAGGTTTTGGAAGTGGAATACCTGGACAAGGAAATCCAGGAGGAATAGGAACAGCGCGTTACGGCCCTTACGATAATAGAGCTGGAGGAGGTGGCGGAGGAGCAGGTCAAGCTGGAGGACAGCAAGGAAGACCTTTACCAGAAGCTGCTCAAGGCGGAATAGGAATTAGAATACCAACATTACCTACAGCATATGGTGATTTAGGTTGGGTAGGTGGCGGAGGAAGAAATCCAGCAGGAGATCCCCCAGGAACAGGTAACGGAGGAGGAGGTGGAGGAGGATACTTTACACCACCACCAGGATTACCAGGAACAGGTGGCGGAGGAGGTTCTGCTTATAATGGTGGTTCAAGTGGAGGAGCAGGCGGAACTGGTGGAGTATTTGTTATTGAACAAAAAATTGGACCAGCTTCAGCTAAAGGTGTTTGGACATTAAAAGGACAATATACAGCAAGGGTTCAAAATACTTGGCCTTTCGTAACTAATACTATATCTTAATTCTATACAATAAATTATAGATATTGTATAAGAAGACATGCTACACAAATATAAATATTGGTGGTTTAAAAAAGCAATTCCAGAAAGAATTTGTGATTTAATTATAAATAGAGGAAAACAATTTCAACCAGAAGTAGGTGTTACTGGTGATAATGAATATGCAGAAAAACAAAGAACTGGTCAAGTTCCTTTAGAAATTAGAAAATCATATATAAGATGGTTAGATGATAATTGGATATATAGACAAATATATCCATATATTGAAACAGCAAACAAAAATGCTGGATGGAATTATGAATGGGCTACCTCAGAAAAAATTCAATTTACAGAATATGGTCCAAATCAATTTTATGATTGGCATCAAGATAGTTATAATGAACCATATGATATGAATCATCGTTTTTCAGAATGGAGAGGTTTAACAAGAAAATTATCTGTAACAGTTACTTTATCTCATCCACATGAATACGAAGGTGGAATATTGCAATTTGATACTACTACAAAAGAAGTTGGTGAAAGTGTAGAAGACTGTACACATATTTTAGATAAAGGATCCTTAGTTGTTTTTCCAAGCTGGATGTGGCATAGAGTTACACCAGTAACAAAAGGAGTAAGATATTCTTCTGTTATATGGGCTTTAGGAAAACCATTTAAATGAAAACAATTCATTTTTTATCAGGATACTCAAGAGCAGGAAACACTTTTTTAAGTTCTTTAATAAATCAAAATCCAAACGTTATTTTTACAGCAAACAGTGGTGCTGTTGATATAGTATGGAAATTAGCTTGTTCCTATAAAACAAATTGGTTTGAAAATTTTCCAGATAAAAAAGGATTAGAAAATGTAATGAATAATTTTTTTGAAAACTATTATGCACATTATAATGCTAATATAATATTTGACAGAGGTGGATGGGGGACCCCAGATAATTTAGGTGTATTACAAACTATCATAAAAGAGCCTAAATTTTTACTTTTAGTTAGACCTCTAAACGAAGTATTAGCTTCTTATGTAAAATTAGCTAAACCTGAAAATGTATCTTCATTTATAAATGAATTAATGCATCCTGATGGTGGTAAAATTTATTGGGATTGGTTATCTACTAAAAATATTATTGAAAAATATAAAAAAAATTATTTAATTATTCACTATGATTCTTTAATAGAAAATACTCAAAAATCTATTGATAGAATATATGAATTTTTTAAGATAGAGCCGTTTTCTCACGATTTTAACAATATTAAACAACTAGAGATAAATGGTGTGAAATATGACGATAAAGTATTTAATATAGATTTACATACAATAAGACCATTTATTTCAAAAGAAAAATATGCTATTAGTGATTACTTACCACAAGATATAATTAATATGTATAAAAACTGGGATTTATTTTAATGACTGATTTTAAAAAAAATGGATTTTTTATAGTTAAACAAGCTCTCTCAGAAGAGATGTGTGATTTTGCATATGAGTATATGTACAATAAAGCAGAGTCTTTAAAAACTTATAAAAAATATAGTTATGTATCTGACTTAGATGATGAGTTTGGTACTTTTGGAGACGATCAAGCTCCTAATGCTTTTTCAATTTATGGAAGTATAGTAACTGATATGTTTTTACTAAAACTTAAACCAGTTGTAGAACAATATACTGGTTTGCAATTAGCTCCTAATTATTCTTATTTAAGAATTTATATAAATGGAAATGATTTAAAAAAACATAGGGATAGACCTGAATGCGAAATATCTACAACATTACATTTAGGTGGAGACACAGAGTGGCCTATATTTTTAGGAAATGAAAAGATAGATCTTAAAAAAGGAGACATGCTTATTTATAGAGGATGTGATTTTATTCATTGGAGAGAACCATATAAAGGGATTACTTACTGTCAAACTTTTTTACATTATAGTGATATTAATGGTCCTTTATATAAAGGAGTAAATTTTGATGGAAGACCTCACTTAGGATTACCAGCTTGGTTTAAGAACAAATAATGTCTATAATTGAAGACAATAATTTTTTTACTGAAGAAGAAAAAAATAATTATAACGATTTTAAATTTTATTATAAAATTCCTTTATTTTTTCAAAACAAAGCTGGGTCTTATGGAGATTCTCCAACATTAACTCATACGTTAGTAGATAGGTTAGAGAATACTTCCGATATTCCAGATAGAGCATGTTCTGATGTAAACAATCTATTATTTCCAATATTATATAAGTTTACTCAAAAATATAACTTGCCTTTTAAAAGAATATTAAGAGGATGTATAAATTGTACTGTACCTAGTGGAGAAACTATAAGTGAGATACATAAAGACCATTTGTTTGATCATTATGTATTTTTAATGTATATAAATAATACTTTTGAAGGTGGAAGAACTTTTATATATGATGAAAATAAAAACATTATAAAAACAATTACTCCTGAAGCACATAAGATAGTTTGTTTTAAAGGTAACTATCATGCTTTTGAATATCCTATAAAAGGAATGAGATTTGTAGTTGTATACACATTTAATTAAATGAAAATATTAATATTTGGATTACCAGGATCTGGAAAAACTACATTTGCTAAAAAATTAGTGACAGGTAAAAAGATACCACATTTCAATGCTGATGATATTAGAAAGCTATTTGAAGATTGGGATTTTACAGAGAATGGTCGTAGACGACAAGCTAACCGTATGATGACTATGTGTGATCTTGCAGTTAATCATGTTGTTATAGACTTTGTATGTCCATTTGAATCTTATAGATCTTTCTATGACATGAAGATTTGGATGAATACAATTGATAAAGGAAGATTTGAAGATACCAATAAAGTATTTGAAAAACCTAAAAAAGTAGATTTTGAGATAAAAGATTTTAACTACGATAACATTATAAAAAAAATTCATGAAAAATTATAATTTTAAATATTTAGGAAAATTAGATACTAAAAACATTAAACAAATTGTTTTAAATATTTCAAAAGAAGAATGGGAAAAATTTGATTTTAGACAAAAAACACATGATGTTCATAAAGAAACTAGAACTGTTCCAATTATATTTGATATTGATTCTAGAAGTAAAAATCCAACTTATTTAAAAAATAGTAAAAATTATAAAAAAGAATTAGATTATTTAAATGATTTATTTAAAAATGAATTTGGAGATGGTTTTATAATAAGAGCTATATTAGTAAAATTAAAAAGTAATTCTTCAATATCTCCACATATAGACAGTGGATATAGTATAAATATCTCAAATAGAATGCATATACCTATTATTACAAATGATAAAGTTTTATTTCAAGTTGGTGAAGATATTAAAATCCTTAAAGAAGGAGAGATATGGGAAATTAATAATGTAGGTAAAAAACATTCTGTGAAAAATGATAGTAATGAAGACAGGGTACATTTAATAGTAGATTGGACAAATTATGATAGACTACTCTAAACCAACAGCACAGATGCTTGGAAGATGGCAGCCATTCCATGATGGACATTTAGCTTTATTTAAAGAAATATTAAAAAAGACAGGACAAGTTGTTATTATGGTAAGAACAATGCCACAAACAGAAAATAACCCATTTCAATTTGATGATATAAAAAAACGTATTGAAGAAAAACTTAAAGATTATGTTGGTAAGTTTGAAGTAATTAAAGTACCTAACATCACTAATATATGTTATGGAAGAGATGTTGGTTATAAAATAGAAGAAATAGTATTACCAAAAGAAATACAAGAGATATCAGCTACAAAAATTAGGCAAAGTTTAAAGAACCTTTAATTAGTGCTATAATAGGCATAAATATGCCATTAAAAAAGATACCATTACAACCAGGATTTAATAAACAAGCCACAGCCTCACAGGCTGAAGGTCAATGGATTGATGGAGACAATGTTCGTTTTCGTTATGCCTCTCCTGAAAAAATAGGAGGTTGGGAACAACTTACATCTAAATTAATGGTTGGTGCTGTAAGAGCACAATGGTCTTGGACCGATTTAACTGGTAGAAGATACGCGGCTCTCGGAACTAATAAATGTTTGTATGTTTATGATGGAGACTCTTTATATGATATTACTCCACTTGCAACAGCATTAACGGGATGCACTTATACATCTACAACTGGATCTAAGACTGTAACTATTAATAAAGCAGCGCATGGATTGTTGCCAGGTGATTTAATTATATTTACAAGTGTTACAACACCAGGTTTACCTACTACAAGTTTTACAACAGCTGATTTTACAACTAATACTTTTGAAGTAATAAATGTTCCTACTTCAAGTACATTTACTATTACAATGGCTGTAACAGAAACTGGAACAGGAGTTACAGGCGCTGGGTCTTTAACCACTACTCCTTACTATCCTATAGGACCTGTCACTTCTACAGTAGCTTATGGATGGGGAGCTGGAACATGGGGATTATCTACTTGGGGTACACCAAGAACAGTATCTAATACTTCTATTGAAGCAGGTAATTGGTCACTGGATAATTTTGGTGAATTATTAATTGCGACAATTAAAAATGGAAATACTTTTTCATGGGCTCCAAATGCTGGTGCTGGAGTAAATTCTAGGGCTACATTAGTTCCTAATAACCCTACTGCTTCTATTTTAACTATAGTATCTGATAGAGATAGACATTTATTACATTTAGGTACTGAAACTACAATTGGAGATCCAACAACTCAAGATCCAATGTTTATAAGGTTTTCTGATCAAGAAGACATTGAAGTATATGAACCAACTTCTACAAATACAGCAGGTACATTTAGATTAGACGATGGAACAACAATTATAGGTGCTGTTAGAGCAAAAGATTATATATTAGTTGTTACAGATACTGCAGCTTATAGTATACAATTTGTAGGAGCTCCTTATACATTTAGTATAAGAAAAGTAGGTTCTAATTGTGGTTGTATAGGACAACATGCTTTAGCATTCGTAAATGGAGCTGTTTGGTGGATGGGAGATTCTGGAGGATTTAATATGTATGATGGTACAGTTAAAGATGTAGATTCTTTAGTTGAAGATTTTGTATTTACAACTAAAGGAACAGATAACTTAGGTATTAATTTTGCAGCTGGAAATATTATTTACGCTGGATTAAATACATTATTTACTGAAATAAGTTGGTTTTATCCTAAAGCTGGATCTGATCAAATAGATAGAGTTGTTACAATTAATTATGCTGATAATACTTGGACAACAGGATCTTTATCAAGAACATCTTGGGAAGATTCTAAAGTATTTAAATTTCCATATGCAACTAAATATGATGCTACTGCTATTCCTACTGTTCCTGTAATCAATGGAGTAACTACTGGGGCTTCATATTATTTTGCGCAAGATAAAGGTAAAAATGAAGTATTACAATTGACAAGTACTACAACTACAAGTTTAGCTATTTCAGCATATGTTAGATCAGGAGATTTTGATTTAGATGAACAAGGAGACGGTGAATATTTCTTATCAGTTAGAAGATTTATACCTGATTTTAAAAACTTAGAAGGAAGTGTAGACGTAACTATTTATTTAAGATCATATCCAGCCGATACTACTGTTGCTAAAGGAGAAACTTATATTGGTCCTTATACTATAACTACGTCTACTGATAAAGTAGATACAAGAGCTAGAGCAAGATTAGCAAGTATTAAAATAGAAAATAACGCTATAGACGATAACTGGAGATATGGTATATTTAGAGTTGATATACAACCAGACGGAAGAGCTGGAAGTACACCACAATAATTATGGCAAAAGTAGATTATTTTATACCAGAACCAACAGAAGAATTTTCTCCAGACAATCAGAGACAAGTTCTACAAGCACTTGCTACGCTTAGACAACAATTAAATACAACTTATCAACAAGATTTAAACGAAGAACTACAAACTTTTAACTGGTTTTTATTTGGAAGCGGAGCAGAATGACAATAGAATATAAAAGCGACATTTACAGATTAGCTACAACAAATTTAACTACAACTCTTACAGTTAATGCAACTACAAGATTCATTGTAAAAGAAATAAGTGTTTCAAATATACATAACAACACTGTAGATTGTAATTTTTATTTAAATACACCTAATGGTAGTGCTATATTTTATCATGTAAAAATTCCTGCAGATTCTCACGATAACGCAGTACATAATTCATTAGTATTAGAAGAAAATGATTATTTAACTTTTCAAGTGGCAGTGGCCAATGTTATATCTGGACAAATTTCTTATGCCGTGTTAAGTAGAAAAAATCAAAATGGCTAGAAAAGTAAATGTTGGTAATGGTCAGTTTATTAAACAGACCAATAAAAAAAGACCTGGAAGACATTCAAAAAGACCTAATAAAAGAAACGATAAAAAAGAATATCGTGGACAAGGAAGACGTTAATAGTATATAATAGATTGTTATGAAAACAGTAATAATAGATGGAGTTGAAGTACCAGTTCTTCCAGCAAAAACTGAAGAAATTATAAAAAATAAAGTTACTGGACAAATATATTCAACACTAGAAGAATTTAATGCAGATGTAGCAAATCCTAATACTCCTACAAAAGCAAATGATTTACAAAAAGACGTTAAAATAACAGTTGCATCTTTAGAAGTTTTTGGTAAAACCAAGTAATGCAACCATACGGTGGAACCGAAATTCAATTAGAATATTTACATAAATACGTAAATAAAGATCTATTAAATAAAGTTCATATTACAACTTCTGTACCAGAAAAAGTACCAACAGTAATTGATAAGCCAAATATTCTTTGGATTCATAATAGTTATGATCAACCTAATATATTTCCATGGTTTAAAAATAAATTAAACCACGGTAAATATGATTGGTATGTTTTTAATTCACATTGGACTTATGAAAAATATAGACAATATTTTGATATACCAACTGAACTTTGTTTAGTTATTAAAAATGGAATTGGTGATGATTTAGTTGTTAAACAAGAATTTAAACCAAAAGAAAAAATAAAATTAGTTTATACATCTACTCCATGGAGAGGATTAGATGTTCTTTTATTAGCAATGGAAAAAATAAAAACTGATAGAGTAGAATTAGATGTTTATTCAAGTACACAAATATATGGAGATGCATTTAAAGCACATACAGATGGTCAATATACAGTTTTATATGATAAAGCAAAATCAATGAAAAATGTAAATTATAAAGGGTATTTAAATCATAAAGAATTAATGAAGATATTGCATACTTATGACTGTTATGTACATCCTTCTACATTTGAAGAAACTTTTTGTTTAGCTGCCGTTGAATCGTTGTCAGCGGGACTTGTAACAGTGACCACGGACCTTGGAGCTTTATATGAAACATGTGCAGAATTTCCAATATATATACCTTTTAAAAAAGATAAGAATCAATTAGCTAATCAATTTGCTGCGGTAATACAAACATTACCAATAGTTATTGATACTCTTAATCCAGATAAAATGAAGTTTCAAATGCAATACTATAGACAATTCTACAATTGGAATGTAATAAAGAGCTATTGGGAGAAATTTTTAAATGGCATATAATAATCCAGTACGTTTGTTTGTAGCTACTCCAGTTCATTCTGAAGTATCTATTCATTATTTTAAAGCATGTCTTGAATTTCAAAAAGAATGTTTTGTTAGAAAAATACCTGTAATGTTTCAGGTAATGAAAAGTAGTTTAGTTACACAAGGAAGACAATTATGTGTATCTGGTTTTATGGAATCAGAATGTACTCATTTATTATTTATTGATTCTGATATTTCTTTTAATTTTAAAATGATTGAAAGAATGCTTAATTATAATAAAGAAATTTGTTTAGTTCCTTATCCTATTAAAGGACAAGATACTAATAAAGTAAGAGATAGGATATTAGCAGGATCTAAACTAGATCCTTTATTGTTAGGTAATCAATATACAATGTCAGTTGAAGATCCTAAAAATGTAAAAGTAGATAATGGTTTTATTGAAGTTGTAAGAGGACCAGCTGGTTGTATGTTAATTAAAAGAGAAGTAATAGAAAAATTAATAGAAAAATATCCAGATTATACAATTAAACAACATACATTAATTGATGGTAAATTAGTTACAAGAAATTTTATGTATAACTTTTTTGATACATATTGGAACCCAGATGATAAAACATATACTGGTGAAGATTTTTGGTTTTGTAAATTATGTAGAGATATTGGTATTAGAATATACGCATTAGTAGATGAATATATATCTCATCACGGAGAGTATAGTTATACAGGAAGATTAATTGATGAGTTTATGAAAACAGAGTCTAATAGCAGTGTACAAATAGAAGCAAAAACAATAAATTCTGAAGTATCTACAAATAGTTCTGATATTGCCACCAAGGCATAAATTCGTTAAAATAGGCGAATATATTAATATATTAACAAGATATGTTACAAGCACTATTAATTCCAGCATTAACAGGATTTGCACTAAGCAAACTATCAGGAGCTAGTACTAAAAAAGCATTACAAAGTGCTTTATTAGGAGCAGCTGTAGGTGGAGTTACTCAAGGATTTGGTGCAGCACAAGGACAAAGTACTATTCCAGGAATAGATAGTTTAGAACAAGTAGGAGTTAATACTAGAACTGCTGCTAGTGGTCAAGGAATAGCAAGTAACTTATTTAGTGGAGCAGATAAACTTCTTACACAAGGGGCTCAAAAAGTTCCAGGGTTTGGAGATATGAGTTACAATCAATTAGCAACATTAGGAATTGGTGGAAAACTTCTTTATGATTCTTATGCGAATGCAGCAAATGCTCCTAAGAAATCTTTATTCTATGGAGCAAATACAAACTATGCTAACCAAGCTATTTATAATCAAGTAGGACCAAATAAATTTAAAGTTGGTTCATATGATGCTCAAGGAAATTATACAGGACCAGTTCAAATGGAAGGAGCAAAAGATTATGTTCCACCAGAAGCTGTTTATGCTAGAGGAGAAGTTCCAGCTATGCCTTATGCGGTATCAGAACAAATGATTAGAGCTAAAGAAGGCGGATTAGCTACATTAAAAGGAATTCAAAAGTTTTATCAAGGTGGTCAAGTTTTACCAAGTAAAGAAACTCATGATGAAAACGATATTAATAATTATGTTAGAGCAAATGGTCATATACTTGATGGTACAGGTAATGGAGATAAGGAAGAAGATACCGTACTTGCTCAACTTGCAGATGGAGAATTTGTAACTAGAACAGATGGTGTTTTAGGTGCTGGAATCATTGCTGGTGCTGATCCTAAGAATATGAAGCAAATGAGAGAAAAAGGTGCTAAATATTTTTATGAACAACAAGCAAGATTTAAAAGAGTTTTTGATTTATTACAACAGTCTAAAGCAGAGGCTGCATAATGTTACACTTGATTCAATTCAAGGCTGAAGAGATAGAAAAGATTTGGCCATTAGTAAAGGATAGAATTCAAGCCGCTTGTGACAGAAATCATAACTTTAAAGACCATTGGCATGTTAAAGAACAATGCAAATTAGGTTATGAACAATTATGGGTTATAGTAGACGATAAAGATGATATACATGGAGTATGTATAACAGCAATCGTTGAACAACCTAATTATAAAGTTGGAGTAGTTAGAATGGCAACAGGACATGACTTACCTTTATGGGTGAATCAAATTAAAGAATTTGAAAAATGGGCTATTGAAAATTATGGTGTTAGAAAGATTGAAATATTTGGAAGACCAGGATGGAAAAAAATGTTAACTCCATTAGGTTTTACTTTCAGTCATGTACAAATGGATAAAATGGTAGGAGGCTTACATTAATGGGTGGTGGTGGTTCAGGTGGTGGAGGTTCAGCTCCAGCAATTCAAACTCAAATAGTTAGAGAAGCTCCTGGTATTGAGGAACGTAAAATTGGTTTAATGGATATAGGTTTAAACCTAGCTTCACAACCAGTGCCTATTCCAGAATATCAAATAGCGGGTCAGGGACAAGGTTCTGCTTTACAACAACAAGGATTACAAGCTGCAGGCACAACAGGAGTTGGTCAAGGGACAGTTAATGCAGGTATTGGTTCTATATATAATGCAGCACAAGGACCAAACATAAATCAATTTTTTAATCCATATCAATCTTATGTGATAGATGAGATTAATAGACAATCTCAAATGAAACAAAATGAACTAGCTGGTCAATCTGTTGGAGCTGGAGCATTTGGTGGTGGACGACAAGGTATTCAAGCAGCAGAACAAGAAAGAGCAAGACTTTCTAATGTAGGAGCAGCACAGGCTCAAGGATTTCAATCAGCTGCACAGTTAGCTACGCAACAACAACAAGTAGGTATTCAAGCTGGTCAAGCATTAGGTAATATTGGTGCTCAACAACAAGGAATGCAACAAGCCGATATTCAAAGTATGTTACAAGCTGGAGGAATTCAACAACAATTAGCACAGCAAGCTTTAGATGCTCAAAGAGCTACAGATTTACAAAGAGCATATGAGCCATATCAAAGAGCTGAATTTGTTAAAAACATTTATGCTGCAGGTCCTACATCTCAATCAGGAATTACAGCAGCTACAGCACCAACAACTAATCCATTAGCACAAACAGTTGGTACAGGTATTGGAGCATATTCAGTATACGCTAATTTAAATAAACCAGCTGCGACTACTGGTAAAGTATAGGAGTAATTAATGGATGATCCAGTATTACACCGAAAAATATTTAGAGCAAATGCTTTAAAAACAGGTGCATTAAAACCAAAAAGATATCAAATAGGAGCTGGTCCATTAGGAATTCAAGGACCTTCTGTTAATCCATATTATACAACTGAATCTCAAGGGCAACAACTTAGAGAATTTGTTAAAGGTGGAGTAAGATACGTTGTTGATCAAACAGGAAACATTGTAAGAAAAGATTATTTACCAGCAGTAGTAAAA